ATTTATTCAACAAAGCCTTACCTGTCAGGAAATCGCAGAGCTGAAAGGCAAACATTACAACGGAGGTGCTGTATGAGCACCATCCTGAAATGGGCGGGAAATAAAACCGCCGTAATATCCGAACTGAAAAAACATCTTCCTGCTGGTCCGCGACTAGTTGAACCTTTCGCGGGTTCCTGTGCTGTGATGATGGAGACGGATTATCCCTGCTATCTGGTTGCGGATATTAATCCTGATTTAATCAACCTCTATAAAAAGGTTGCCGCTGATTGTGAATCGTTTATATCTCGCGCCAAAGTTTTATTTGAGATCGCAAACAGGGAGGTGGCTTATTACAACATAAGGCAGGAGTTTAATTACTCAACTGAAATTACTGATTTCATGAAAGCGGTATATTTCCTGTATCTCAATCGTCACGGTTACCGTGGGTTATGTCGCTATAACAAGAGCGGGCATTTCAACATTCCCTACGGTAATTATAAAAATCCGTATTTCCCTGAAAAAGAAATTCGCGCTTTTGCAGAAAAAGCCCAGCGAGCAACGTTTATCTGCGCCAGCTTTGATGAAACGCTGGCGATGTTGAAGGCGGGGGATGTGGTGTATTGCGATCCGCCTTATGACGGTACGTTTTCCGGCTATCACGCTGACGGCTTTACTGAAGATGACCAGTATCACCTGGCATCCGTTCTTGAACATCGGTCATCAGAAGGACATCCGGTCATTGTTTCTAACAGTGACACATCCTTGATCCGTTCGCTGTATCGCAATTTTACTCACCACTATATCAAGGTAAAACGCAGCATCGGCGTAGCAGCTGGTGAGAGTAAATCAGCAACAGAAATCATTGCTGTTTCCGGGCCGCGCTGCTGGGTGGGATTTGATTATTCGCGTGGCGTGGATAGTTCTGCCGTGTACGGAGTACGTGCATGAGCCATGCCGATATGAGCAACTGCTGCGGCTTTAACGAGGCTGCCGCATCGTTCTCATGGAACAGCCCGAAAAAGGCCATTAACCCTTATCTGGACCCGGCGGAAGTTGCGCCGGTTTCTGCGCTTTCAAACCTGATCACTCTGTACGCTGCCGATAACGAGCAGGAACAACTGCGCCGCGAGGCACTGAGTGATCAGGTCTGGGAGCGTTATTTCTTTAATGAATCCCGTGATCCTGTCCAACGCGAAATAGAGCAGGATAAGCTCATTAGCCGGGCAAAGTTGGCGCATGAGCAGCAGCGTTTTAACCCGGACATGGTCATTCTGGCAGACGTCAGCGCCCAGCCCTCCCATATCAGCAAGCCGCTGATGCAACGTATTGAATACTTCAGCAGCCTGGGCAGGCCAAAGGCTTATTCCCGCTATTTACGTGAGACGATTAAGCCATGTCTGGAACGACTGGAGCATGTACGCGACAGCCAGCTATCTGCATCTTTTCGTTTTATGGCAAGCCATGAAGGGCTGGACGGCCTGCTGATTCTGCCTGAAATGAGTCAGGATCAGGTGAAACGCCTGTCTACTCTTGTCGCTGCGCATATGAGCATGTGCCTTGATGCAGCTTGTGGTGATTTGTATGCCACCGATGACGTTAAGCCAGAAGAAATCCGCAAGACATGGGAAAAGGTGGCAGCGGAAACCCTGCGTCTGGATGTCATCCCGCCTGCGTTTGAGCAACTCCGTCGGAAAAGAAACCGCCGTAAACCCGTGCCCTATGAACTCATTCCGGGTTCGCTGGCGCGTATGTTGTGCGCCGACTGGTGGTACCGGAAATTATGGAAAATGCGTTGCGAATGGCGGGAAGAGCAGTTGCGTGCTGTCTGCCTGGTCAGCAAAAAAGCATCTCCCTATGTCAGCTATGAAGCCGTGATGCATAAACGTGAGCAGCGCCGCAAGTCACTGGAGTTTTTCCGTTCTCATGAACTGGTGAACGAAGAGGGCGACACGCTGGATATGGAAGACGTGGTAAACGCCAGCAGCAGCAACCCGGCGCACCGCCGCAATGAGATGATGGCCTGTGTTAAAGGTCTGGAGCTTATCGCGGAAATGCGCGGTGACTGCGCCGTTTTCTACACCATTACCTGTCCGTCACGTTTCCATTCCACGCTCAATAACGGCAGACCAAACCCAACCTGGACAAATGCGACGGTAAGACAAAGCAGCGATTATCTGGTCGGCATGTTTGCTGCATTTCGTAAGGCGATGCACAAAGCCGGGTTGCGCTGGTATGGCGTGCGGGTGGCTGAGCCGCATCATGACGGTACAGTTCACTGGCACCTGTTGTGTTTCATGCGCAAAAAAGACCGCCGCGCCATTACTGCATTGTTGCGTAAGTTTGCCATCCGTGAAGACCGCGAGGAACTGGGTAATAACACTGGTCCACGCTTTAAATCTGAGCTGATAAACCCGCGCAAAGGAACGCCGACAAGCTACATCGCGAAATACATCAGTAAGAACATTGACGGGCGTGGTCTGGCTGGCGAGATCAGCAAGGAAACGGGTAAATCCCTGCGTGATAACGCTGAATACGTTAATGCCTGGGCGTCTCTGCATCGTGTTCAGCAATTCCGCTTCTTTGGTATTCCGGGACGTCAGGCTTACCGTGAACTTCGCTTGCTGGCTGGTCAGGCGGCAAGGCAACAGGGTGACAAAAAAGCAGGTGCGCCGGTACTGGATAACCCGCGTCTTGATGCCATTCTGGCTGCTGCTGATGCTGGTTGTTTTGCCACCTACATCATGAAGCAGGGCGGCGTACTGGTTCCCCGCAAATATCACCTCATCAGAACCGCTTATGAAATCAACGAAGAGCCAACCGCCTATGGCGATCACGGTATTCGTATTTATGGCATCTGGTCACCCATTGCAGAGGGCAAGATCTGCACTCATGCAGTGAAGTGGAAAATGGTTCGTAAGGCCGTTGACGTTCAGGAGGCGGCAGCCGACCAGGGCGCTTGCGCCCCTTGGACTCGTGGCAATAACTGTCCCCTTGCTGAAAATTTGTACCAACAAGGGAAAGACAAATCAGCTGATGGAGATACCAGAACGGATATCACCCGCATGGATGACAAGGAGTTGCACGATTACCTGCACAGTATGAGCAAAAAAGAGCGCCGGGAACTGGCAGCAAGGTTACGCCTGGTGAAACCGAAACGGCGTAAAGACTACAAACAGCGAATTACAGATCATCAGCGACAGCAGCTCGTGTATGAACTGAAGTCCAGGGGATTTGATGGCAGCGAGAAAGAGGTCGATTTACTGCTTCGCGGCGGCAGTATTCCGTCAGGAGCAGGCCTGCGTATCTTCTATCGAAACCAGCGTTTGCAGGAAGATGATAAGTGGCGAAACCTGTATTAATTACGCGGGTTAACAATTCGTGCTCTTAATAATACCAGGCATATCAGGCTGATGAGCGTAAAAAAACGTTTTACATCAGTAAGATTATTATATACTGTAAATATAAACAGTGGTTATGTATACAGTATTGCTTTGGTGTCATAGGAGGAAAGATGCAGGACTATTTTTTGGAGTCTTTGAAGCTCCAGCGCATTGATTTTTTTCTTAAGCTTGTAGCGGCCAGTGAGTGTAGTGATGAAGAGAAGGGGCTGGCTCTGCAGTGGGTTTCTGAATTGACTGATGAACTCATGGCAAAAATCAGAAGCCACGAATACAACCGCTCAATGGATGTCATCAGCTGAGGTGACTTTTATGCGCATTGAAATAATGATCGATAAAGAGCAGAAGATTAGCCAGTCTACCCTGGACGCCCTTGAATCCGAGCTTTACCGCAATCTGCGCCCCCTGTATCCCAAAACGGTAATTCGTATCCGTAAAGGTAGCTCTAACGGTGTGGAACTGACCGGACTGCAACTGGACGAAGAAAGGAAGCAAGTGATGAAAATTATGCAGAAGGTGTGGGAAGACGACAGCTGGCTGCATTAAGAAACGTTGCTGGCGTCTGAACTTGCTTCTGGCGTCAGCAAGGTTGAACACCAAGCCCTTGCGAGGCGTTAGCTCTGTAGTGCATGTCTATGCCGCATGAGATCGCATGATCGTTTGAGGATCGTTTTTGCTAAGGCCCGCCAGAACTGGCGGGCTTTTGCGTAGATCATGCAGGTGCATGAAAACCACTACATAAAGCGGGCAGGCGTGGCGGGGATACGAGTGCGCGCAATACGGTTCGATAAGAATTCACTTCGACTATGTTTTTAGATAATCTGGCAATAAAAGGATGAGGAGAATGGCAAATGCAAAGAATAGTTTTTTACTCTTGGCAATCTGATTTAAATGGAAAATGTAATAGAAATTTAATTCAAGATGCTTTGGTTAGATCTCTAAAAGCAATAAAAAAGGATGAAACAGAAACATTGGAGCCAGTCTTGGATCGTGATACTAATGGTTTAAATGGCTCACCATCAATTAGCGAAAGCATTTTTAATAAAATATCACTTTCAGATGTTTTTGTTGCCGATGTTTCTATCATAAATGGAAGGTCTGAGGATAAGAAGACACCTAATCCAAATGTTTTGATTGAATTAGGATATGCAGTATCCCAGCTAGGCTGGGATAGAGTAATCATGGTCCAGAATACATTTTATGGTTCTCCAGAAGAACTTCCTTTTGACTTAAGAGGACGGAGGGTAATTGCATATACTATGGACCCTGATAGTGATTCAAAACCTGAGGTAAGAAGCTTACTGCAAGGGCGACTTGAAACTGCATTAAGGGAGTCCTTGAGTGATTCAAGCCAAGGAGCTATTTCTTCAGGTTTAAATGCACCAATATGGTGGGGGGAGTGGTACAAGGACAATCGCAGAAGTAATTTTGGCAAATTATTTATTCGTGAAACATCGTCAAATGGTTTTCTTTTTGATTTAGTAGTTATGAATGGATCACATTCTGGGAGTATTACAGGAGAGGCGGTTTTTGTAGCTAGAGATTCAGCTTACGCTAGAATAAAAATACCTGGAAGTAATGAATTTGGCGAGTTGAGTTTTAGGCGCAGCATATTTGATGGTAAACGATATATTAGGATAAGTGAGACCGTTAGTTGTCAATACTGGCGAGGTATGGGGGCCTTTTTTGATGGTGAGTTTCGTTGTGCAGAGGATCATTTGTTTTTATTTGGTTTTGCAAATGAAATGGAACTTCAGAGATTATACAACGTTATGGGGCAATATTACTTTGAACTGAAAAAAGTGATGGAGCAAATAGGTGAGCGCGATAATCTTGATACTTTTGTCGCAAAGGCTTATCAGGGAGGAGTTAGAGGACTTTATACCATTGCGGAAGGTATGGTGATGTTTGGTAGAGAGGGCGAGATATGGGCTATTTATCTCAATGATGGTGAAATTCGTTATTTCACAAATGTACATAAATGGAAAAAAACTATTCCAAAAACTTTTGAACAGTGGCGAGAACGATTTCCAGAGATTGAAATAAATTATGGAGGTGATATCTCGACACTTCCTACACAAGAAGATTTATAGACAAATGACCCGCGATTCGCCAACGCGGGTTTTGTTTGTTCAAAAAAATTATTAAGTTATGTTGGGTTCAAATGCATAAGAATCAAAACGAATTACTTGTTCATTGGCCCAGCTATTCAGTTCCTCAAAACGCTTCTGTAGGGGGATCAGTTCATTTCGAACAAAAACACGGCTGGCCTTCTCCACATCCCCAAACCCCCCGACATTATTCGGCATAATCCCCATCATCTGTGGCGGAACACGATGCGCCGCCATCATGTCATCGCGGCTGACGTTCTTGATGTTCAGAAATTCATCTTTCGCCGCGACTTCTGACAACGGGATGATCTGAAGCCCGTCTTTTTTGCCGTTAGGCGAGTACATAAACAGGTTGCGGAAGTTGCCCGGGCCTTTGGCGCTTTTCATTGCGTTGCGGAGGTTGTTCACGTCCTCCTGGTTCTGCGCGGCATCGGTCATGTACATGATGAAGCCTGCATGACTGCCGTTAATGTAATACTTGCGGCGGAACAGCGTGGCGGACTCGTTGAGCAGGGCTGATGGAATGGCAGAAAGATAACCGGGCAGGCCGTAGATCTCCTGGTTGATATCCGGTTCCATCAGGTGAAAAATGCTGCCTTTCGTGAACTGATACGGCTGGGTTGTCATACCGTATTGCACAAACCAGTAGGTATCCAGGTCTAACCCGCGTCGGGTGTATTTTGCCAGAGCAGGCTCAAGGGCGATAACTTCACCGAAGCGGTTCGTGCGTTTCTCCAGGTAGGCGTTACCAAATACCAGATAGTCCTGCACAAAACGTGAAAAAGCCTGCTGGCTGAGCAGCGGGTGAGGGATGTAGGTGCTGGTCAGAATGTTGCACTTTACTGCAATCGGTGAGCTGTGATGCACGGCGGCGCGAAAGGTGCGCGCCAGCCCGTCGAAACTCACTGGCGGCTCATACCAACGATCTGTCTGTACGCATTCCACATAGTCCAGCAGTTCGCGGCGGTCCAGAACAGGAACGGGATCACCGAAGCTGAATGCTTCGGCTGAAGTTTGGTTTTTATGCTGGATCTGATTCGTCGCCGCAGCGCGGTTTTTCTTACTCTTTCCCATCAAAAAATCTCCACAATATTGCTGGTATTGGCGGACTCGCCCTGCAGCGGTTCGTTAAACAGTGCGTGCATGGTTGCCCACGCCAGATCGGCGTGGCTGGCTTCTTCGCTGCGGCTGGCTTCATAGGTCGGGCGGTTGCCGCTGGCGGTGGTGGCGCGACGGATTGCCATAAATGACTGCGCAATGTCGGTGTGTCCGGCGTCAAACTCAAGACGGCGGTGGCTGATAATGTCGTAAGCCTTGAGTACCAGGGCGTTTTTAACGTTGGGGTTGTAGACAAACTCCCGGACGGCAGGAAAAAACGCTTTCACGTTCTCGTAAACCCCGTGACCAACGCCGGTTGAGTCGATGCCGATATAGGTCACGTTGTACTGTTCGGTCAGTTTTTTGATGGCGTCAGCCTGGGCGCGAAAGTCCATCCCGCGCCACTGGTGACGCTCAAGAATGCGAAACTTACCGCCCGGCACGGCTGGCGGTGCCAGCACCACGCATCCGGCACTGTCGCCGTTCTGCGTACCTTTTGCCGGGTCATAACCGATCCACACTTCGCGCCAGCCAAATGGGCGCAGCGCCAGTGCATGAAAGTCGGTCCAGACTTCCCAGCTGTCCACCATGCACGCCTGCAGCTCGCTGAGCGGGAACACGGACGCGAGATCGTCCACAAACTCGCACATCAGCAGGTTCTGGTATTCGTCCGGGCTGTACTCCATGCGCAACTGGTCAAGGTCGAACAGGTTACAGCCGCCGCGCACTGCATCTTCCACGGTGACTATCTGGCGGTATTGCCCGTCTGCGCACAGCAGGCCGGGGGCCAGATTGCTGTGGGACAGGTCGATGTCCACCTTGTCGGCTTTGTTGCGCCCACGGTTGAACAGCGCACCGGACCAGAACGGATAAGCACTGTGTGTCAGGCTGGATGGCGTGGAAAAATAGGTTTGTCGCCATTTTTTGTGAATAGCCATACCGGAAGCCACTTTGCGCAGCTCCTGGAATTTCGGTATCCAGAAATATTCATCCAGATACAGGTTGCCGTGGTAACTCTGAGCCGTGCGGGCATTGGTGCCGAGGAAGTAAAGCGTGGCCCCGTTAGGAAGCACCATCGGATCGCCTTTCAGCTCCACCTCGACTTCTTTGGCGAAGTCGATGATGTACTGCTTAAAGACGTGAGCCTGTGCCTTACTGGCAGAAAGGAAAATCTGGTTACGTCCGGTAAGCAGGGCGTCAATCAGGGCTTCACGGGCAAAGTAAAAGGTCGCGCCGATCTGGCGTGACTTCAGCAGATTACGGATGCGGTTGGTTTTTCCTGCTTCCCACCAGTGGCGCTGGTAGTTGAACATGGAGGAATGGAAGATTTCTTCCAGCTTCTCAATCTGTTCATCGGTGAAAACATTCTTTTCAGGCTGACGGCGCGGGCCTTTGTTGCGGTTGGCGACGTTAGGGTTTAAATCGGCTTCGTTGCCGCCATTGTTAAACTTGCCGATCCGCGCGTGGCGCTCCGACTGGCGCGACAGCAGATCAATTTCTTTGAAATCTTTCCCTTCTTTGTGCTCCTTCATAATGAGCTGGCAGTAACGTGCGGCGGTGGTGAGCTGCATCTGATCCAGCGGCCCATAGTCACCCCACTTGTCGCGTTTTTTCCAGCTGTGAACGGTTGCAACTTTCTCGCCCAGCATTTCAGCAATGCGGGCTACGCGGTATCCCTGAAAGTACAGCAGCATGGCCTGCCGACGGGGATCGAGATCTGCGGGTGTCAGTGTGGTGTTCATGGCACAAACCTACAGCCTTGAATGAAGGCTTTCCCCGCCTGCGGTTTGTGTGGTTGTCGGTACAAATACCGCGCATTGTTTCACTGCCCCCATCACCGCAACCATAAGGCTCCAGTAAGTTTTTTCTAACGGAGCACGGCTCATGACAGTGAAAGCAAAGCGTTTTCGCATCGGGGTGGAAGGTGCCACTACCGACGGACGCGAAATCCAGCGTGAATGGCTGGAACAGATGGCAGCCAGCTACAATCCGGCGGTGTACACCGCGCTGATTAACCTTGAGCACATCAAGTCTTATCTGCCGGACAGCACCTTTAACCGCTACGGCAAGGTGACGGCGCTGTTTGCTGAAGAAATCACGGAAGGTCCGCTGGCAGGCAAGATGGCACTGTATGCCGACGTTGAGCCAACGGAGTCCCTGGTGGAACTGGTGAAAAAAGGCCAGAAATTATTCACCTCTATGGAAGTCAGCCCGAAGTTTGCTGATACGGGCAAAGCCTACCTGGTCGGCCTGGCTGCCACTGATGATCCCGCCAGTCTGGGTACGGAAATGCTGACATTCAGCGCCAGTGCAGCCCATAACCCGCTGGCAAACCGCAAGCAGAATCCCGCCAATCTTTTTACCGCTGCAGAGGAAACGGTGATCGAACTGGAAGAAATCCAGGAGGACAAGCCGTCCCTGTTTGCCCGCGTCACGGCGCTGTTCACCAAAAAAGAGCAGTCCGATGATGCCCGGTTCTCTGATGTGCATAAGGCCGTGGAACTGGTCGCCACGGAGCAGCAAAACCTGAGCACGCGCACCGAAAAATCCCTGTCTGAGCAGGAAGAACGCCTGTCTGAGATGGAGACTGCCCTGCAGGCACAACAAGCCGCCTTTAACGAACTGGTGGATAAGCTGAGTCATGAAGACAGCCGCCAGGACTACCGCCAGCGTGCAACAGGCGGTAACGCCCCCGCTGACACTCTGACCAATTGCTGATGGAGCACAAAACCCGATGAAGAAGAATACCCGCTTTGCTTTTAACGCTTACCTGCAGCAGCTGGCGCGTCTGAACGGTGTGGCAGTTGAAGAACTGTCCAGCAAGTTCACCGTCGAACCGTCCGTGCAGCAGACGCTGGAAGACCAGATCCAGCAGTCCGCCGCTTTCCTGACACTGATTAACGTCACGCCAGTGACTGAGCAGTCCGGTCAGTTGCTGGGGCTGGGTGTTGGCAGCACCATTGCCGGAACCACTGATACCACCGCGAAAGAGCGTGAACCTGTCGATCCGACGCTGATGGTCGATGTGGAATATAAATGCGAGCAGACCAACTTTGACACGGTGCTGACCTACGCGAAGCTGGACCTGTGGGCGAAGTTTCAGGATTTCCAGGTGCGTATCCGTGACGCCATCGTGAAACGTCAGGCACTGGACCGCATCATGATCGGCTTTAACGGCGTGAAGCGCGCGAAAACCTCTAACCGTAGCGAAAACCCGCTGCTGCAGGATGTGAACAAAGGCTGGTTGCAGAAAATCCGTGAGGATGCACCGGATCACGTCATGGGCAGCACCACCACGGGCGGTGAAACCACACCGGGTACGGTGAAAGTCGGGAAAGGTGGCGAATATGCCAACCTGGACGCCGTGGTGATGGATGCCGTCAATGAGCTTATCGACGTGGTCTACCAGGACGATGACGATCTGGTGGTGATTTGCGGGCGTGAACTGCTGTCTGACAAGTATTTCCCGCTGGTCAACAAAGAGCAGGAGAACAGTGAAAAACTGGCTGCCGATATGATCATCAGTCAGAAACGCATGGGGGGCTTGCAGGCCGTGCGTGCGCCATTCTTCCCGCCGAATGCGCTGCTGATCACCCGTCTGGATAACCTGTCCATCTACTGGCAGGAAGACACCCGCCGCCGTTCAGTTATCGACAACCCGAAACGTGACCGGATTGAAAATTTTGAATCCGTTAACGAAGCCTATGTGGTTGAAGACTACCGCTGCGCTGCACTGGTGGAAAACATCCAGATTGGCGATTTCAGCGCCGCCGCAGCAGAAACCGGAGCGTAATCCATGAGCCTGAGTCCCGCACGGCAGCATCGCCTGCGCGTTCAGGCTGAACAGGCCGCCCGCGAGGGCGGCAGCGTTCGCCACGCGTCGGGCTATGACCTGATGCTGCTGCAACTGGCGGAAGACCGACGCCGTCTCAAGGGCGTTCAGTCCACGGTGAAAAAAGCGGAAATAAAGGTGGAGCTGCTGCCGAAATATGCCGCCTGGGCGGAGGGCGTCCTGGCTGCCGGAGGCGCTCAACAGGATGACGTGCTGATGTACGTGATGCTGTGGCGCATTGATGCCGGAGATTATGCCGGGGCGCTGGAGATTGGGCGTCATGCCCTGCGTCATGGCTGGGTGATGCCGCTGGGTAACCGCAACGTGCAGACCGTGCTGGCAGAGGAAATGGCAGATGCAGCCCAGAGCGCAATGCTTGCCGCCACCGGCTTTGATGCCGATCTGTTGCTGCAGACGCTGGAGCTGACAGACGGTCTGGATATGCCGGACCAGTCACGGGCGCGTCTGCATAAAGCGATTGGCGCTGTCCTGAGTGAAAGCAATCCGGCTTCCGCCCTTAATCATATCAACCATGCGTTACAGCTCGATCCCCGCTGTGGCGTGAAAAAAGACAAACAGCAGCTGGAGCGCAGACTGCGCAATGACAGCCGCTGACAGAACGTGCCCCCGCGCACGGGCGGCACGGGGTGGCGAAAGGCACTGCCACATCAAAACCCCGTCCACCGCCCTTTATTTCAGGAGAAAGCAGCATGAAGTTTGTTGCGCCAGAACAGGCACCGGAACAGGCGGAAATCATCAGAAATACGCCGTTCTGGCCTGATGTGGACCTGTCGGAGTTTCGCAGTGTCATGCGCACTGACGGCACAGTGACGCAGCCGCGTTTAAAGCAGGTTGCGCTGTCGGCAATTTCGGAGGTCAACGCAGAGCTGTATGAGTTTCGCAGACGTCAGCAGATGCTGGGATATGCCTCGCTGGCAGAGGTTCCGGCGGAACAGCTGGAGGGCAAAAGTGAGCGCATTCATCACTATTTCAACGCGGTTTACTGCTGGGCACGCGCCATGCTCAACGAGCGTTATCAGGACTATGACGCCACGGCATCCGGTGTGAAGCGGGGCGAGGAACTGGCGGAAGCAAGCGGTGATTTGTGGCGTGACGCCCGCTGGGCCATCAGCCGGGTGCAGGATGCGCCGCACTGCACAGTGGAGCTTATCTGATGAAAGTGCGTGCGCATCAGTATGACACGGTGGACGCGCTTTGCTGGCGTCATTACGGGCGCACGCAGGGTGTCACGGAGCAGGTACTGAAGGCAAATCCGGGGCTTGCCGAATTTGGCCCCTTTTTACCTCACGGGCTGCAGGTGGAGCTGCCGGACATTCCGACCACCACCACCGTGCAGACCGTCCAGCTATGGGACTGAATTATGACGCTTGAGCGAATCAGCGCCTTTATCACGTATTGCATCGCCGTTGTGCTGGCCTGGCTGGGCGATTTGTCCATCAAGGATGCCTCAACGCTGGGCGGCCTGATGATCGGTGTGCTGATGCTGGCTATCAACTGGTACTACAAACACAAAGCCTACCAGCTTCTGCGCGACGGGCAGATCTCGCGGGAGGACTATGAATCCATCAATCGTTAAACGCTGCCTTGTCGGGGCCGTGCTGGCTATTGCTGCCACGCTGCCGGGGTTTCAGCAACTTCACACCTCCGTGGAGGGGCTGAAACTGATTGCCGATTACGAAGGCTGTCGTCTGCAGCCGTATCAGTGCAGCGCGGGTGTCTGGACCGACGGCATTGGTAATACGTCGGGCGTCATTCCCGGCAAAACTATTACGGAACGACAGGCAGCAGAAGGACTGATCTCCAACGTGCTACGTGTGGAGCGGGCGCTGGAAAGGTGTGTGAAGCAACAGCCGCCGCAGAAGGTGTATGACGCTACGGTGTCGTTTGCCTTCAACGTGGGGACGGGCAATGCCTGTAGTTCCACGCTGGTGAAATTGCTCAATCAGCGGCGCTGGGCGGATGCGTGCCGACAGTTGCCGCGCTGGGTTTATGTGAAAGGTGTTTTTAATCAGGGGCTGGATAACCGCCGTGCGCGGGAGATGGCCTGGTGCCTTAAAGGAGCTGGACTATGACACGTGCGCTGGCGGTAGTGGCGGCGCTGGCACTCGTTGCGCTGGGCTGGCAGTCGTGGCGGCTTAACAGCGCCAGCCACACCATCGAAACGCAGCGCGCGGCGCTGAAAAGTAAAGCGCACGAACTAACGAAGAAAAATAGCCAGCTGATCAGTCTGTCCATTCTGGCTGAAACCAACAATCGGGAGCAGGCGCGGCTCTACGCCGAAGCAGAACAGACCAGTGCACTGCTGAGACAACGACAACGCCGGATTGAGGAACTGAAACGTGAGAACGAGGATTTACGCCGCTGGGCTGATACTCCTTTGCCTGCTGACATTATCCGGCTGCGGAAACGTCCGGCATTCACCGGAGGTGCAGCTTACCGTCAGTGGTTGTCCGCGAGTGACGCCGTGTCGGCTGGATCAGGCAACGCCGCGCACTAACGGTGATCTGAACGCGTTGCTGGATGAAACGGAGGCCGCCTGGGCGGTCTGTGCAGACAAAGTGGACATGATTATTGCGTGTCAGGAGCGAAACAGTGAACAAACCACAATCCCTGCGCCACGCCCTCAATAAAGCGGTGCCTTATGTCCGCAATACCCCGGACAAACTGCATCTGTTTGTGGATAACGGTTCGCTGGTTGCTACGGGGGCCAGCTCCATGTCATGGGAGTACCGTTACACCCTGAACGTGGTGATTGAGGATTTCAGTGGCGACCAGAATCTGCTGATGGCCCCGGTTTTGCTGTGGCTGCGTGATAACCAGCCCGATGCCATCAATAACCCGGCGTTATGGGAAAAACTATTCACCTTTGAGGTGGATATTCTGCGCAACGATGTCTGTGATATCAGCCTTAACCTGCAACTGACGGAACGTGTGCTGGTCAGCACTGACGGCACTGTGTCCAGCGTTGAAGCTGTAGCGGAACCCGATGAACCTGAAGAAATGTGGACGGTGAAACGTGGCTGAACTGCAGAAGGTGGACGACTGGCTGAGTGCCTTGCTGGCGAATCTGGAGCCAGCCGCAAGAAGCCGCATGATGCGCCAGCTGGCGCAGGAACTGCGCCGGACACAGCAGCAGAATATCAGGATGCAGCGCAACCCTGACGGCAGCAGCTATGAACCGCGACGGGTAACAGCACGCAGTAAAAAAGGCCGTATCAAACGTCAGATGTTTGCAAAGCTGCGCACCACAAAATACCTGAAAACTGCCGCCAGCGCCGATTCTGCCAGCGTGCAGTTTGAAGGTAAGGTGCAGCGTATTGCCCGCGTTCACCATTACGGCCTGCGTGATCGCGTCAGTCGTAAAGGGCCGGAGATCCGTTACGCAGAGCGTCGCCTGCTGGGTGTAAATGATGATGTTGAGACAATGACCCGCGACATGATTCTGCAATGGCTGGCGGGGTGATCTTTGTATCAGCACTGATACAAGTTGCAGCACTGCCGCCTTTCTTCTCCTGATGGCAACCTTTCTCTATGAACGCACAATTAACCGAAATCATGCGCCTTATCACCAACCTGATCCGCACTGGGGTAGTCACCGAAGTGGACAGGGCAAACTGGCTGTGTCGGGTGAAAACTGGCGACCTCGAAACCAACTGGATTAACTGGCTGACACTGCGCGCGGGCAAATCGCGCACCTGGTGGAAACCGTCTGTGGGCGAGCAGGTTGTGCTGTTCAGCCTGGGTGGCGATCTGGAAACCGCGTTTGCCCTGCCTGCGGTCTACTCAAACCAGTTTCCACCACCTTCAGATTCTGAGGACGGCAACGTGGTTGAGTACCCGGACGGTGGCTGGTTTGAATACGAACCCGCCACCGGGCGCTGGTATGTCAGGGGCATCAAATCAATGGTCATTGAAGCCGCTGACAACATCACCATGAAAACCAGTGAGTTTGTACTGGAGGCTGACCGCACGCGCATTAACAGCGAAGTGGTGATCAATGGTGGCGTTACCCAGGGCGGCGGAGCGATGAGTTCTAACGGGATCGTGGTTGATGCGCATCAGCATACTGGCGTCCTGAAAGGCGGCGACACAACCGGAGGCCCGGTATGACGCTTTATAGCGGGATGAACAATACCAGCGGTAAAGCCATTACTGATATTGACCATCTGCGCCAGTCGGTGCGGGACATTCTGCTGACGCCGCAGGGTAGCCGCATTGCTCGTCGGGAATATGGTTCCCTGCTGTCGGCACTGATAGATCAGCCACAAAATCCGGCGTTACGCCTGCAGGTTATGTCGGCTGTGTATGTGGCACTGAGTCGCTGGGAGCCACGGCTGACGCTGGATTCCATCACTATTAACAGCAATTTTGACGGTTCAATGGTGGTGGCGCTGAACGGGCGGCGTAATAACGGTGTGCCTGTTTCCCTTTCCGTATCAACAGGAGCAGAGAATGGCAGTGATTGACCTTTCGCAGTTGCCTGCGCCGCAGATTGTGGATGTGCCGGACTTTGAGACGTTGCTTGCCGAACGCAAGGCAGAATTTGTGGCGCTTCATCCGAAAGATGAGCAGGAAGCAGTGAGCCGCACACTGGAACTGGAATCTGAACCCGTCACCAAATTGCTGCAGGAGAACGCTTATCGTGAGTTGCTTCTGCGCCAGCGCATTAACGAAGCCGCGCAGGCGGTGATGGCGGCTTATGCCATAGGGAGCGATCTGGACCAGCTCGCTGCCAATTACAACGTGAAACGCCTGACGGTGACGCCTGCTGATAATGACGCTGTGCCGCCCGTCGCGGCTGTGATGGAAAGTGATGAAGCGTTACGCCTGCGTGTGCCTGCGGCTTTTGAAGGGCTTTCGGTTGCGGGGCCAACTGCCGCTTATGAATTTCATGCCCGAAGCGCCGACGGTCGGGTGGCGGATGCCAGTGCAACCAGTCCGGCACCTGCAGAGGTGGTGCTGACTGTCCTGAGCCGCGAAGGCGATGGAACAGCAGAAAAAGACCTGCTGGACGTGGTGGAAAAAGCTCTGAACAGTGAGAACGTCCGCCCAGTGGCTGACCGTCTTACGGTTCGCAGCGCAGAAATCATCCCGTACCGGGTGGAAGCCACTATTTTTCTCTATCCGGGACCGGAAGCAGAGCCGGTAATGGCAGCGGCAAAAGCCAGCCTGCAGAAGTACATCGCCAGTCAGACGCGTCTTGGTCGGGATATTCGCCGTAGCGCCATCTTTGCCGCCCTGCATGTTGAGGGTGTGCAGCGTGTGGAGCTGGCTTCTCCTCTGGCGGATATGGTCCTGAACAAAACACAGGCGGCATCATGTACGCAGTGGAGCGTAACCAACGGAGGAACGGATGAATAGTCTGCTGCCACCGGGTTCAACACCACTGGAGCGCCGATTGGCGCAAACCTGCAGCGGGATTTCTGATCTGCAGGTGCCGCTTCGTGACTTGTGGAATCCGGTAACCTGTCCGGTCAGTTTCCTGCCTTATCTCGCCTGGGCGTTCTCTGTGGATCGCTGGGACGAGGGCTGGACAGAAAGCGTCAAGCGCCAGGTGGTGAAGGATGCTTTTTATATTCATCAGCATAAAGGGACCACCAGTGCCGTGCGGCGGGTGGTGGAGCCGTTCGGCTTTTTGATCCGCATTATTGAGTGGTGGCAGACCGGAGAGGCACCGGGCACGTTTCGCCTGGATATCGGCGTGCAGGACCAGGGCATCACTGAAGATACCTATCTGGAACTTGAGCGACTGATAAGCGATGCCAAACCATGTAGCCGCCACATGATCGGCATGTCCATCAATCTGCAGACCAGCGGCCCGCATTGGGTGGGAGCCGCCAGCTATCTTGGCGAAGAAATCACGATCTATCCGTATATCAACGAAACAATTATTTCTGGCGGCACCGCGCATGAAGGCGGGGCGGTCCATGTTATTGACACAATGAGAGTGAATCCATGAGCACAAAATTTTATACCCTGCTGACGGAGATTGGTGCGGCGAAACTTGCCAGCGCCGCCGCGCTCGGTGTGCCGCTTAAAATTACCCATATGGCGGTGGGGGATGGTGGTGGAGCATTGCCGACGCCGGACGCAAAGCAGACTGCACTGGTAAATGAGAAACGCCGGGCTGCGCTGAATATGCTCTATATCGACCCGCAGAACAGCAGCCAGATTATTGCTGAACAGGTGATCCCCGAAAACGAGGGCGGTTGGTGGATCCGTGAAGTGGGCCTGTTTGATGAATCCGGGGCATTGATTGCCGTGGGCAACTGCCCGGAAAGCTATAAGCCGCAACTGGCTGAAGGCAGCGGGCGCACCCAGACCGTGCGCATGGTGCTGATTACCAGCAGTACGGAAAATATCACCCTGAAAATCGACCCTGCTGTAGTGCTGGCAACCCGCAAGTATGTGGATGACAAGGTACTGGAGCTGAAGGTGTATGTGGATGACCTGATGGCAAAGCATCTTGCCGCACCGGACCCGCATTCACAGTACGCGCCAAAAGCCAGCCCGACGTTTACCGGAACCCCCAAAGCGCCAACTCCAGAGGCAGGGAATAACACCACGCAGGTTGCGACCACCGCGTTTGTTCAGGCGGCACTGCTCACCCTGATTGACGGTGCGCCAGCCACGCTGGACACGCTGAAAGAAATTGCAGCTGCTATTAATAATGACCCGAAATTCAGTACCACCATTAACAATGCGCTGGCACTCAAAGCACCGCTGTCGAGTCCTGCACTCACCGGAACGCCAACAGCACCTACTGCGGCACAGTCGGTCAACAATACACAGATTGCCACCACGGCTTTTGTGAAATCGGCAATTGCGGCAATGGTGGGTTCTGCACCTGCGGCACTGGATACGCTGAACGAACTGGCGGCGGCGCTGGGGAATGACCCGAACTTTGCCACGACAATGCTCAATTCGCTGGCGGGAAAACAACCGCTGGATAATACGCTGACTAATTTGAGTGGAAAGGATGTTGCTGGTCTTCTCGCATACCTTGGTTTAGTAAATAACGGCGCAGTCGGTCGTCTGATTGGCATGCAGATAATCAAGACGTCTGGCACTTACACCAAAACTCCCGGAGCAATGTTCGCGGATGTCATCGCTATTGGGGGCGGTGGGGGCGGCGGATGGGCAACTTCCACAGCAAACTATAACGCCGCGGGTGGTGGTGGCGGTGGCGGCGGAATGGCACGGGGTCTCTTTAACCTGTCTGCAATATCAACCGTGCTTGTCACGATTGGTGCGGGTGGTAATGGCGGTATTGCGTCGACGATAACCCATGGCGCACAGGGCGGCACGACGACTTTTGGCTCTTATCTCTCAGCAGGTGGAGGCCAGCCAGGCAACGGCTGCACCGCGTCAGTCTCCTCTGCGTCATGTGGCATGGGCGGTAATGGTGGCACTTCGACCGTGGGTGCCCTTTTGTGCAACGGGTACGCCGGGCTGCCCGGTGTGATGGCAACCCCAACAGCAGTCGGAGGGACTGTAGGTTCCGGACTTGGCGGCGGTAGCTTTATTTCTGGCCCTGGTGGGTATGGTGCTGGTGGTAATGGCGCTGCAACCAGTGGTGGGGCGCAGAATGTCAACGGCAACCCGGGCAATGCTGGCGTGATTATTATTTTGGAGTATGCGTAAATGAACTATGCAATTATCAAAAATGGTATCGTAGAAAATATTGTTATCTGGGATGGCGAGTCAGAGTGGCCTGAATCAGCAAGTGCCATTCTCTCTACCGATGGTGTTGGTATCGGCTGGCATTACGATAACGATGTTTTTAGTGCGCCACCGCCAACTAATAAAGAACTTGAGGCAGCAAAACAGCAGAAAATAGCCAATAATCTGGCTACAAAAAACGCACTGATGAGTGAGGCGACACAACAGATTAGCGTTTTACAGGATGCTGTTGATTTGAGTATGGCGACAGATGCAGAAACCGTAGCGCTGCCATTGTGGAAGCAATACCGGGTATTGCTGAGCAGGATTGACGCTAACACTAATGCAGAGATTAGCTGGCCGGAAAAGCCAGCTTGAATTACTTCATCTATTTTTTATTTAGCAATTTATAACAAGCCGCAAGAACATCGTCTGGTGATATATTCGACATCGGAATTGCTGAGCCAGACCAGCCATGTGCATTTATAAAATCTTTTGTGCCTACCTTGTTTTGTATCTCTGGTGGGAAAACCGTAATACAGTTCGAAAATTCCTCAGGGTATGGCACAAATGCATGCAAACCAGTACCATTCGAAATACAAACAGTTTTAATCCCTGCCAGAGCACCAACATGGAACATGCCTGTGTCGTTTGCAATCAAAAGTTCAGATGAAAGAACAATATCGCACGACTCAGATAATGTAGTCCTTCCAACAAAACCTGCTACAATATCCTTGTTATCGATATGCTCAATAAGAACATTGTAATCTGAAATTTCATCATTGGAGCCAATGATTTTAAAATTGGCATTGTATGAAGATGATATGCTGTTTATTACATTTGCTAATTGTAATACAGGGTATTTTTTAAAAGGCGCAGAGGCTCCCAGTGAAATGCAAATATCAATCTTGCCACTGTCTTTATTTTTATTTTTTAGTGGAATTTCAACTTCGAATTTAGGAAATGGTATAATCTCAGAGAAAAACTCTTTATTCATATCCAGGACATGCTTTGAAAAATCAATATCCGGCTTTGTGGAATAGCCAAAAAACTCCCTTTGATGGTCAGGTATATTCATACCATTGATGATGGCTCTATCCCTCACACTAGAGATAAATGGAGTAACACGCAAAGTAGTTGACGCACCCCACCAATCTGGAACTATAATCTCATCGAAATTTGAGTGCTTAATTAAATTTCTGATGTAAAACCTGATGGCTTTATTTTTAATCTTAGTATATGTGCTCTCTTTGGTTTGCACATAAGGAGTAACCTTATTACAATCAACCCAAATGAAATGATTAAATATATTCATATCAAACTTGAGAGAAAAATCTTTGAATGCAGTGTTGCCAAGCAAGGTGAATTTAGCGTGCTTATATTTTTCATCATCGCGGAGTGATTTCATGAATACTCGTGATAATAAGTGATCTCCGATGCCCACCAAGCTAACTATCAATACTTTTTTCATTATGTACCTCAATTTTTTTGTGTTAATGGTACACACTCAGGAGTCATGAGTCGATAGTATCATGGCGTCGGGACAGGGGTTTACTACTCTCATCTTAAAGCAACCTTTGAAAATGGTCA